CTACGATAACCGCGCATTCAACATGGCTATCTGTTCGTCGTTCATGTCATCAATCCACATACCGTAAATTTCATACACCATCTGCGCAGTTTCATGCCCCATTTGGCTGGCTATAAATGCCGGGTTCGCTCCTGCCGTCAACAGCCAGCAGGCAAAAGTATGCCGCGTATGGTACGGATTACGGCGGCGAATACCAGCACGTTTTACTGCTGCATTCCACCTTGCCCCCAAACTGCTTACCGAGTAATAAGGTTTTTGTTTTCCGTTACACACCCTGGGCATGAAAACAAAATGCAGTTTTTGCTTTTCGGTTCTGCCGTACTCCCGATGATAAAAGGTGATTTCGCTTTTGCGATGATGCCCGGTCAGTTTGTATTGCTCCTTCAGTGCTTCAAGAGCAGGCTGCAGTAGTGTTACTGTTCGGATCCCGGCATTTGTTTTTGGGGGACCGAACATATCAAGTATCGTCAGGTTTCTTCTGACATTCACTATTCCCTTTTCGAGATCCACATCCTCCCACGCCAGAGCTGCCAGTTCCCCGTGACGAAGTCCTGAGTAAACGGCAAATTTCCACAAGTTCTGGCTCTGTCCTTTTTCACTTTCCATTAATGCATTGAATTCTGTTTTAGATAACGGATCAGGCTTTATTCTGTTTCGCTGTAATTTTTTTACTCCTTCAAATGGTTTAGTTGATATAAATCCCGACTGATACGCAAAACGCAACAGCGAACAGAGCAGGGCGATATAGTTATCAACTGTGCGCACGGTTCTTCCTTTTTTGTTGGATCTTGGATTATCCAGGTAAAGCGTTTCTCCATGCAGCAGTTCATTCCGGTAGTTTAAGATATCGCTATAACGAATATGTGATATCGGGGTACTTTCACAAATTATTATTCTGAGTGTTTTTAATTGTGATTTCGTTTTCTTCATTGTGTTTGTTGTTAACTCTGTCTCTTTAATTTTTGTCCAGATATCACAAAGCTCTCCGAACGTTTTTATGACTCTCGTTGTCACCATTTTTGCCCCAGTGCTGGACTGGGGAAAACGTCTTAAATACTCAAATTCACCGGAGTTTATTTCATGAACTATCAGCGATCTTAAATTTCCGGCCTTTTTAATATTACTGTTTGTAATCTCCCAGCCTTTTAATGTTTCCCGACATCGTTTTCCTCGAAACATGAACCAGATGCGAATGTATCTACCTCTAATCTCGACACCTGTTGGTAATTTAGACATATCATGAGTCTTTGATAAACTGATTTATCTTTGGATAGTTGTACCAGATAATCCCTCGTTTGCTGTCTGGCTTACCTAAAGGAGATACTCGTTTGAAGTGGAAGCCCTCCACCCAACAGTTCTGGCGGTATGCTTCAATTTGTCTGGCCCCCAGACCAGTGCGAAGCATCAGGCCGTATTCAACCATCCACTCTTCATTAAAGATTACTTGTGCCATCGCATCACCTCTGGCAGGCGCCAATGTTAGACTGAAATTGACGCCCGATGTTGATTATTAATAATCAGCTATGAAGTTTTAATTTGAATACAATGCAATTCTCGAGGACTGAAGTTTCTCGCAATTAAAATTTATCAGTTTTACTTTCTGCTCTCTGGAAACGCCTGCTTCTTTTTTACCTGAGAGCATTTTTTCGCATTCTGATTTCGTTAGTTTAGATTTTGAATATCTTGTCCAGTTAGTAGGAGTGCCACCTTCCTTTTCAATAGTGGCGGTAATTTTATACATGAACACCTCCATTATTATTTCCAGTGGTTCGTTTATTCCATCTTTCGAGTGCTTCTTTTTCACTTCCACCATAACCGGTTCGGGATTCGCATCCGTTACACTTCGCTCGGTAATATCCTGAAATGGCTTTCACCGTTACTGATGGACAACCACAAAATGGACATGGTTTAACATTGTCATATCTCATAATTTTTCTCATAAAAAATATTTCAAGTTGGCGGTGCATTACACCGCCAGGCTGAATTATTCCTCTGAATTATCGATTACACTGTATTCCCCGGTTAATACAGAGGAATCTGCAGGATCGATTGTCAGTGGTTCCTTTTCATCCATTGATACTGCACGCTGGATCTCAATTGATACGGGCAGATATTTGAACAGGCGACGAATAGCCGTTTTCTTTGCCATTTCTTCCCAGTGAGTTACCCACGGCCCGTTATTACCAGCTTTACTCAGGCTGCGCACCAGCTCAATCTGTTTGCGCGTCATAACTTCAAACTGAGTACCTCCGTCTTTCAGTCTTGCGACAGCATAGACGTGGGTAACCGGGGCATCTTCGTTTTCTCCCGGGCGGTGTATTAACTTTTCATCAAGGCCAAATTCGAAGCTAAACTCGTCACCTTCACGGACAACACGGGCTGACAGGCTGGCGATTTGACCAGAACGGCGAGCCAGATCAATCATGCCGCGATAGCCAATGATTAGCTGAACGTTCTTTTTACCGCTCTTTTCGTTTTTATTACCAAAAGGCAGTAAATATGCATGACCGAGGGCGCTACCTGGCTCAAGTCCGAGCTGTGAACACTGTACGATCGCACTGACAAAACTCATAGTGTCACAGTTTCCTAACGCCGGAACTTTACGAATTTCTGTGGTGGCGATACGGATCATACGTTCAGCCGTCATATGGCGTGGAAGAGCTGCTGCCAGTTGCTCTTTCATTGATGGCTGGTTAATAAAACTAATCACGTCGCTATTTTTAACTGCTGCTGGTGCACGGTTTCCCTGAGTTTTTTGCAGATCGGCTTTTGCGATTGGTGGTTGCTTAGTCATTTGCATATTCCTTAGCCCAGCGGGGTAGTGATAATGTCTTAATAGCTGGCCATTCATCGGTATTCAGGCAGTCAGACAGGGTTCGCAGATTGCGGTGATATTCCTGTTGACCTGCCAGTTTTGCTTCTTCGCCCATCATGAAAATTTCAACCGGATAACGTCCGCATTCAATAGTTGTGCTGGCAACCAGAAAAACGAAAGTTGGCTGCACTCCAAACTGTGCTTCATAACCGTCACTGTAGAATGCATCCTGAACGTGATAGCGGTAGTCGTAATAAGCGGTTTTGAATCGTTGAATATCCGCCGTAGTTTTCACGTCCATGATCCAGTGAAATTCAGGGATAATTTTGTCCGGACGGCACCGACACAAAATTCCTGTTTCAGGATCTTCCCAGTAAATTGATGATTCAGCGTGTCCGGCGCTTTCAACAAGCCATTGCCCCAGCGGCAAAGCCATAACGCTTTGATACATGAGTTCAATTTTCCGGCCTTCTTCCGCAGTGATAACCGTTTTTCCTGTGCTTGCGCATTCCATCAGAAACGCTTTCTCTTCTTCTTTTCCGGCGTTTGTACGGCGGTTAAATTCAGGTGCTACGATAAAGCGGTTACTGAATTCTTCCGGTTCAAGTACCCGGCAGTGGAAAGCAGTTCCTAAATCGAGCGTTTTTGTCTTTGTGGTGTCCACGGGGGCATTTTTACGCCACAAATATAGTGCCGGAGTATCAGCAATGTCATCGAGCTGAGACTTACTGATACCGGGACCCGCGTGGTAATTCTCATTCGAAATTCCGTAATAAATACCTGGCTCTATGTCTTCTACGATTTTAGTTCCCATGTCATGGAGTCTTTGCTGAGTTGATAGCGTTCACTCCAGGTAAAATCGATCTCACCTTCAGCGGGCAGGTCATTAACGACAGGAAAATTCGTGGCAACAGCTTTAAAATAGCTGCTCAGTTTTTTACCTGACTTAACGATCAGGTAGTCCAGAGTGGCACAGGTCGATTCAAAATCGTTGCTTGCCCACAGGACGACGTCAGGTTCACCGGATGATTTTTTCGCTTTCCGTAACAGGAAGAGTGGTTTTGTGCTCATTGTTTTTTAACCTCAACTCAGATTAAAATTCGTTTTGTTCAGTGAATGATCTTGCCGGATACACACTGTTCATAGCCTGCGCCATACGCAGGCTATTTCTTTCAGATTTCACCTTTTAATTTCATTGCAATTAGAGTTGCCAGAAATTCGGCTTTTTTTTCTGCGGGCAGATTCTTTCCGATATGCACCAGGCACATTTTTTTGACACCTTCATCAAGTGTTTTTACGTTGCCTGATGGACCATCGATATCAACCACAGTGAATGGGGTTTCTTTATTTTCTGTTTTAATTACGTAGCCAATGCGCTTTCCTTCCAGATTCACCTCGTGAACAATGTCATCGGTAGTTACAACAGTGGCTTCATAATTGGTAATCATGTTTTTCTCCTTAATTAAGGTTGAGCGAATACCTGCCATTTCTGGCATAAATTCAGTTTCGAATAGTCAATTAATTAAAGTTCATGTGCCATCTGGTCTTTTTCGGCACAAGCTTCACTGCAATATTTTCTCGGTTCGTCTTTTGATAAAATCCCGTGCATGAAGTGAAGCATTCTTTCAATAGCTTTGCTTTCTTCAACGTCTTTTTTGCAAAGGTGGTAAGCACATTTTATTTTCTTAGTCATCACCATGACTCCGCCTTTACAGGTAAACCATCACGACCGAGGAAGACTTTAATCATGCGGTCAGTAATGCATGTTTTTGTGGTCAGGTTACGAATATATAGTTTTCGCTTTTTAATATTGTTTGCCGAGGCAATATATGTCCGGCCTTCATGAAGAACATAATCGCCAGGAGTCACACACTGACGTGGTATTTCATCAGTTCCGAAGTGATGTGCAATCATAATTATCTCCATTTTTACAAATGAACTTTGTTGATGCGGTGCCTGGTGCCTCCAGGTGACTGCAACCAGTTAACAATTACAGTCGGCTTTCCCACCCAAACCAATAAGGACTAACATGACTTTTAACTGTGCCACGTGCGCTTAGCCGCATTCACCGCATCACAAAATTCACTTTAAAAAGGGCGGACATCAGCCGAACTTCAAGAAAAAAACTGATGCCGCCAGGACTACACACAGCAATGTCGTTATTTACAACCGGAGGCGCACTCCCACCATTTAAATTTAACAGACAAGACCGACTCTTTATGGATATCGGAAATGCGCCTTCGTGTTGTGCCCGGTTTTATTTCACCACCTCCGGGCTTCGGTGGTCTCGGCTATACCCCTACAGCGAGAGCTTGTGTTAACATTTCAATACCCTTACAGTTGAGAGTTATTGATATGTTGGATGTATTTACTCCATTGTTGAAACTTTTTGCTAACGAGCCACTCGAAAGACTTATGTATACGATTATCATTTTTGGTCTCACTCTCTGGCTGATACCGAAAGAGTTTACTGTCGCATTCAATGCTTATACTGAAATACCTTGGCTCTTTCAGATTATCGTTTTTGCCTTTTCTTTCGTGGTCGCCATTTCCTTCTCAAGATTGCGAGCGCATATTCAAAAGCATTATTCATTACTACCAGAGCAACGAGTATTGCTTCGTTTATCTGAGAAAGAAATCGCTGTATTTAAAGATTTCCTTAAAACAGGAAATCTTATTATCACTTCTCCTTGCCGTAACCCGGTTATGAAAAAATTAGAACGGAAGGGCATCATTCAACATCAGAGTGATAGCGCAAACTGTTCTTATTATCTCGTCACCGAAAAATACTCCCATTTTATGAAGTTATTCTGGAACAGCAGGAGTAGACGTTTTAATCGTTAGCTTACTGTGTGCTTCTCCAACCATCGGCGCGCACCAGTTTCGGTTTTAAATGTTTTGCTTTTGGTATACGTCATGGCAGTGAACGTTCCATCCTGGTTGGGGAACACGCCGCACACCAGGGATTCGTTGTTGCCGAGGTCGATTTTTTGCATTTTTCGCACCTCACATCTTGTTGTTGCGGATAGAGGCTTCTGCTTGCCAGAGATCCCAGTCGTTGCTACGTAAAGCCTGCACAGCCGGGCTGTAAGTGATACCGCAACAATCCATCAAATACTGAACTACTTCGTAATGCACCATCTTATCTCTCCCCTTAACGCCGGGTGTCGCCTATGGCACCTCCGCAGGCAGTGCTGGCTACTGGTTTTTACAGTTGCTCGATAGAGTCACGCCCTCACAGTGGGCAGCAATAGGTGTGCTGGGTAGTCTGGTGTTTGGCCTGTTGACGTATCTGACAAATCTTTATTTCAAGATTAAAGAAGATAAGCGTAAGGCTGCACGGGGAGAGTAATTCAATGACTCAAAACTATGAACTGATTGTGAAAGGGATCCGCAATTTTGAGAATAAAGTTACGGTAACTTTAGCGTTACGGGACAAAAAACGCTTTGACGGTGAAATTTTAGACCTGGACATCTCGCTGGACCGTGTTGAAGGTGCCGCGCTGGAGTTTTATGAGGCAGCAGCCAGAAGGAGCATCAGACAGGTCTTCCTGGATGTTGCTGCAGGGTTATGTGAAGGGGATGAGCAGTCACCGGAAAAGCGCCCCATAATTTTAGAGGCGCAGGGTGTGTGGATAACCTACAAAGGAAAACTGCCGGGAAGAATTACTGGTTCACTGAAGACTCCGCCGAAATGGTAATTTCACCAGCATATTTTTCTTCCAGTAATACCGCCAGCCACTTGAAAGAATTTTGTTGTTGCTGGGACCATTTGGGGTTGAGTGATTCAAGCTGGAGCGATGCCAGTGTTGGTTGCATTTGTTCCTTGGGAATTGAGAATGCCAGATATGAAAATGCGACAGTAAGGGCATTTACATCATCCCGAAGCTTGGAAATGCAGTCGAGCAACTCCTGTAGAGAAATGGTGCTATTGTCCATAAACAATCCTCTCTATTGTATTTAACTATTCCTTGCCTGATTCAACAGGCCGGGACAGATAAACATATCCAGGGTTCAGAAACCGATAAATCCTGATAAATATCCATGAACGCAAAAATCAGATACGGCCTGTCGGCTGCCGTTCTGGCACTGATTGCCGTCGGTGCGCCTGCGCCTGATATTCTCGACCAGTTTCTGGATGAAAAAGAAGGTAACCACACAACGGCATACCGCGATGGTTCCGGTATATGGACCATCTGTCGTGGTGCCACAATGGTGGATGGTAAGCCCGTCATACCGGGAATGAGGCTGTCGAAGGAAAAATGCGACCAGGTTAACGCTATTGAACGTGATAAGGCGCTGGCATGGGTGGAGCGCAATATTAAAGTACCACTGACCGAACCACAGAAAGCGGGTATAGCGTCATTTTGTCCCTATAACATTGGCCCCGGTAAGTGTTTCCCGTCGACGTTTTATAAGCGGCTGAATGCCGGTGATCGTAAGGGTGCATGCGAGGCGATTCGCTGGTGGATAAAAGATGGTGGGCGCGATTGCCGCATACGTTCAAATAACTGCTATGGACAGGTTATTCGTCGTGACCAGGAAAGCGCATTAGCCTGTTGGGGGATAGATCAGTGAGCAGAGTCGCCGCGATTATTTATGCTCTGGTTATCTGCATCATCGTCTGCCTGTCATGGGCTGTTAATCATTACCGTGATAACGCCACCGCCTACAAAGAGCAGCGCGACAAAAATGCCAGAGAACTGAAGCTGGCGAACGCGGCAATTACTGACATGCAGATGCGTCAGCGTGATGTTGCTGCGCTCGATGCAAAATACACGAAGGAGTTAGCTGAT